GAGAAGTATTTAGTTTCAAAGGAGCTAAATAGTTTTATAAATTATAATCAAAGTGAAGTAGAAATGCTTCACTTTGATTTTTTTAAAATTATAAATTATGTGGCAATCACTATTTAAAGTAGCATTAAATCCAGAATTTACTCCAGGATTTAAAAGATTCATAAGAGAACAAGTTACACCAGCAATGCAAAATGATGATAATATTTCTGGGAAATCTGGTCAATATGAAGTAGGTTTAATACAAGAATCTATGGATGAATCTAATGAAAAATTTGATAATCAAGATTTAATGGTAATGACTGAATTACATAAAGAATCTATAGAATTTGTAGAATTATGACACAAGAGGAATTTGACAAAGTAATTGAAAACAGATTACAAAAAATCAAAGAAACATTATTAATTAAAGGTAAAGAGTATATTAGAAATAATGACCCTTTACATAATTTTAATGTAGCAGCAAGAATAAATAATGTTTCAAGAGAAAAAGCATTATGGGGATTTGCTCTAAAACATTATGTATCATTTATTGATATTCTTAATGATATTGATAATAATATTCTCCCTTCTACTGAAAAAGTAGATGAAAAAATTGGAGATTTAATTAATTATCTTATATTATGTGAAGCATCTATTAAAGACAAAATTGAAGATTATGAATCATAAAGAGGAAAAAGCAATAGAAGCTCAAAAAATAATCCATGATATTAGAAACATTGTTACATCAGATGAAAAAACAAATTTAACTGTATGTAGTGATGATTATGATTTCATTAATTTCTCTACAAGAGAAAATGGTAATATTGGAGATGAAGAACACTCTGATATTGATTATCAAGATGCAAAAAGAATTGAGAAAATTCTTCTTGATAAATATAGAGGTAAAATATCTACTGATATTGAAACTGTTGATGAATGGGTACACTTAAATGTTGAAATAAGATGACAAAAAAGTATAAATTAATCAAAGAATATCCAGGTTCACCTAAATTAGGTACTATTGTGGATAGAAGAGGTGTTTTTGTATATTTTGATATAAATAGTCCTAATGTAAATATGACTGTTTCACAAAATTATGTAGAAAATTATCCTGAATATTGGGAAGAAGTAATTGAAAAGAAAGATTATGAAATTTTATCTTTTATGTGTAATCAAAACTTTAATGAGTTAATAAAAGGCGAAATTATTACCAAGCAAGAAAATGGTCAATATAAAGGTGATAATATTTTAACTTGGGAAGGAGAAGAAGGTCTTGTTAAGATGGAACATTGGTCTATTTATTCAGTTAAAAGATTATCTGATGGAGAAGTATTCAGTTTAACTAATAGAATTACTTCTGCTTTTACTAAATATCATATAAACAGAATAAGTATCATAAAAGATATAGTCTTCATTGATGGTTTAAAAGATTTATCTGAACCTAATGGTGGTAGAATACACTATAGATTAGAAAATATCAAAAAGGTAGAGTATCTATTTACAACTGTAGATGGAGAAGAAATTTATGAAGGAGATAATTATTGTGCTGTATTTTATGATTTTAAATATTTAGAACAAGAAGCAATAGAAAATTATAAGTTAGACAATGCTACTTGGAGATTTTCAACAAAAGAAGCTGCTCAAGAATTTATTTTACTTAACAAACCTTGTTTATCTGTTAATGATGTTATGAGTGCAGGTTATGGTATATGTAATCCTCATGCTTTACTATCAATTGTAAATTCTAAAATTAATGGAAAAACAAAAAATTAATCAAATCATTGGTCAAATAGAGAAATCTATTGAAGAAATTGAACTATCTTTAAATGAAGAAGAATTTAAAGATTATTGTGATAATGCTTATACATTAATTTCATATTGGAAACAACAAATTAAAATATTGTCAATAATGGCTAAATTAACACAAGAACAAAAAGAACATTATCTGAAAAATCCAGATGAATGTCCATATTGTTATTCAGGAGATATTACAGCATACCATCCAGATTTTGATACAAATTCTTGTAGTAGAATTGTCAAATGTAATGAAGAGGATTGTGGTAAAAAATGGGTAGATGTTTATGAACTTAAAGGTATTGAGGAATTATGATAGAAGTAATTAACAGATTAAAAGCTATGAAGCAATGGTCTGACAGAATAGGTTCTGATGAAATTGGTGAAATCAATGAAATGATTGCTATACTTGAGAAAGAAGTAGCTCATAACAAGAAAACTGCAATGGAAATTTCTAAAATTTTGACTGAATGACACCAAGTATAAAACAACAAACTGTATATGATACTTGGACTACTACAGACTATAACTTACTTATTCAATCAGTAGCAGGAAGTGGTAAAACAACTACTTTGATGGGTATTTTAGAAAGATGTGAATATAGAACTTTATTTTTAGCTTTTAATAAATCAATTCAAGAAGAAATTCAAGGTAAAATTGAACAGAATGGATATGCACATGCTAAAGCTATGACTATCCATTCTTTAGGTTTACTTTCAATTAGAAATCATTATGGTTCAGGAAATGTTATTATAAATAATAACAAATCTTGGCAACTTATGAAAGATTTAGAAAGGTTTAATAAAAGATTATTTGGTTCACTTATTTGGGAAGAAAGAGCTAAAATTAGTATGACTATTATGGAAATGAATGACTTGTCAAGAGTTTTTCTTACCAATGATATGAAAGAACTTTTTGGTTTTATGAAACAGATGGACAAATTTTATTTTGAACATCCAAATCTTGAACAATTATGGAATGAATTTATTACTTTAAGAGAGCAAACTTATACTGGTAGTAAAATTGAAATTGATTTCAATGATATGATATATCTTGTTGTAAGAGAGAAGATTATGATAGCAGTTCAACCTTATTATTTAATGATTGATGAAGTTCAAGATTTAAGTTTTGCACAACATCAATTTATTCATTTGCTGGTAAATCAAGGTGATATAGAAAAATGGGTCAAAATTGGAGATAGAAGACAATCAATTTATGGATTTTCAGGTGCTTATGGTAATTCTTTTGATTTAATCAAAGAAGAACCAAATGTAATTGAATTACCATTAGATGTTTGTTATAGATGTCCTCAATTAGTTGTAGATGAAGCAAATAAAGTATATAATGTAATGGAAGGATTTAAGCAAGAACCAGGAATTGTTGATAACATTACAGATGTTTCATTAATTCAAGAAGGTTCTATGGTTATTTGTAGAAACTCTACTCCTCTTATTGATTTATACTTTCAATTATTATCATTGAATAAAAAAGTATTTATTAAAGGTGATGATATTTTAGCTTCTATAACTAAATTCTTAAAACCATATTCTTATAAAACTGTTGATGAAACTAAAAGAAAAATAGCTTCTGAATTAACAAGATTAGAAAGAATTGAAAATAAGAATGATGATGAAAGATTCAAACTTTATAGATTGAAACAAAATTATTCTAATTTTATTCTTTTAATAACTCATTTAGTTATTGGAGATAACAAAATAGAAGTTTTATTACAATCTTTAAAACAATTATTTGCTGAAACAGATGATGAATCAGTTATTACATTATGTACTATTCATAAATCTAAAGGATTAGAAGCTGATGTAGTATATATTTTAAATGAATTTTTAATTCCATCTAAATTTGCTAAATCACCAATGCAATTAGAACAGGAACAAAATTTAAAATATGTAGCAAGAACCAGAGCAAAAAAGGAACTTTATTATTTAATAATAAAATCAGAAGATGAGTAAACCAAAAGAATGTATAAATTCTAATTGTAATAAAATAATTTATGTAGAAGATTGTAATCTACATTTACCTTTACAATGTGAAGATTGTATCAATAAAAAACTTAAAGATGAGTGATATAACAACTAAAGAAAAAGTGCAAGGTATAAAAATTATATTAGGTGCATTAGAAGAAGGTTTAAAAGAATTACATGCAGAAGGTGTTGTATGTAATTTTACAATAGCTACTGATAAAAAAACAGTATCTATAAGTTCTGAAAAAGAATTTAGTATAGAATTAAAAGCAACAATAAATCAAGAACTATGATTAGAGCAGAAATAGTTGGGCATTCAAAAAGTCCACAAGGAGATGAATTAATTACAGTATTGGCAACATTTCCAAGACATATTTTAGCAGAGGTCAATACTCACAGAATGTTGAGTAAAAATACCTCATCAAGTAGAGCAATTCCATTTGATAAACTGTTAGAAATGGTACAAGAAAATCCTTTTATTCCTATTGCTTGGCAAAAAGAACATAAAGGAATGCAAGGAACTGAATATTGGGAAGGAGAACATGAAATACTTGATTTAAGAGAAAGTTGGTTAATCTCAAGAGATAGAGCTATAGAAGGAGCAAAAGATTTACATGCTAATAAAGTAACTAAACAACTTTGTAATAGATTAATAGAGCCATTTATGTGGACTACTATGTTAATTACTGGTAGTAGAGAAGGTTGGGATAATTTCTTTAGATTAAGAAACCCAGTCTATGAGATTGATTTAGATAATCTTGAAAGTTTAAAAGATTAAAATTTTGTACTTTGGGATAATTTCTTTATCTTTGTAAAAATTTATAAAAGATGAAAAAATATTATGTTTATCAACATATAAGAGAAGATAAGAATGAGATATTTTATATAGGTATTGGTACAAAATCTAAACAAGATTTAAAATGTAGTACTTATAGTAGAGCTTATTCTAAACACATAGATAATAATATTTGGCTTAAAATAATTGATAAAACTAATTGGAAATTTGAAATACTTTTTGAAGCTGATGATAGAAAAGAAGTAGAACAGATGGAAATAGATTTAATTGCTAAATATGGTAGAAAATGTGATAAAACAGGTTGTTTAGCTAACTTAACTTTAGGTGGAGAATCTAATTTAGGGTATAAACATACTCAAGAAGCTATACAAAAAATCTCTGAAAAAGCCAAAAGAAAAAGAGGTTATTCTAATATTAATTATACTCCTGAATTAAAACAAAAGTTATCTAATATTCAAAAAGAAATTGCTAACAAACCTGAAAAAATTGAATATAGAAGAAATCTTGCTAAAGACAATTCATATAGGTCTATCTCAGCTTCTTTAGAAGATTTAGAAACAGGTAATATTTGGAGTGCAAAATCCATAAAAGAGTTATCTAAAATTTGTCCAATAGCTTATCCAACTCTTATTAGAATGAAAAAACAAGACCCAAGATGTAAATTGTATAATAAATATAAATTAATAGTGTATGAAAAATAATGTTGTAGGACACCAATATGAGTTGTCTAATTTTGAAAACAAAGACCAACAAGGTCAAATTTTACAATTTATTCACAAAGAACCAAAAGAAGAAGGTTCTACTGAATTAGTTACTATTGCTGATGGTACTACAAATGAAGAAGTTTTAGAAGTATTGATTGACAGAATGAATTTCTTACAATCTAAATTTCCTTGTAGAGAAAATGCAATTGTAATCACAAAACTTGAAGAATCTTTAATGTGGCTTAATAAAAGAACACAAGATAGATTGAAAAGGAATGTAGAAGGAAAACAATTAAAGTAATGGGTAATATAAAAAGATTTTCAAGTAGAAAAGAAGTTACTGAATTTCTTTCTACTAAAGGTATAGATACTTCAAATTGGTCAGAAGAAAAGTGGCTATCTCTAAATAAAGGTCAAGCTGAAATTCACATGATGGCACTTGCTGAATGTATTTATGATGCAGTAAATGAATCTACTCCAAGACAATTAAAAGCTGGTGAATGGCATGTTCCATTTGTAGATAGTTTTGAAAGTTATTCTAATGCAAATGCTGATGATATTGATAAATTAGTAAAAGATTTTCAATTGAATGATATTAAAATTTCAGTAGCTATGGCAGCAAGAACTTCTTATACAGTAGTAGGAGAAGAAAAAGAAATCAATTATGAAAACTTAATTGGTTTGCATGATAGATTATTAACTCAAGACCCACCTCATTCAAGTCCTTTTGAACATTGTGCAAGAGCTATGAGTGATGAAGAATACTTTACTGCTGTAAAGACTGTAAAAGGATTAAACAGAGAAAAAGCAATTGTACAAAAAGATTTGGGTTGGTGTAATAATCTAAAAGGATTTATAAATTATCGTTATTTTGTAGATAATAATATAAATTTGTAGTATATTTGTAAAAATTTTAAAGGTTTTTATGAAAGTTATAGGTATTTATAAAATTACGAACTCTATAAATAATAAAATTTATATTGGCTCTTCTGTAGATATAAAAGCAAGAAAGTATTTACATCTTTCAATGTTGAAGAATAATAAACATCATTCCCCTATACTACAAAGAGTATATAATAAATATGGAAAAAATAGTTTAAAATTTGAAATAATAGAATTATGTAAAGAAATAAATTTATTAGAAAGAGAACAATATTATATTGATACCTTAAAACCTGAATATAATTGTTGTCAAATAGCAGGAAGAACAAATGGTTTGATAA